TGCTGTAAAGCCAAAGCCGCTTCGTTTTGTGTGGTAACTAAATCCTGTTCTGCTGCCTTGGCAGCCGCCAATTGAGCCGCAGTTAAATTGCCTGCCGCAGTTCTAGCAGCCAAAGCTCTAGCATCAATCAAAGCCTGACTAGCCGTTTTGTCTCTCGCTGTACGGGCTGCAAGCTCAGAAGTAGCAGCCGCAGCCGCAATTAGCTCGGCCTCTGTCTTTGGCACTGCTGCCGTATATTGCGTTTGCACACCTTGCGTTGCAACACCAGTAGCACGGGCCACATCTGCTGGGCTAATGCCAAGTCGGTCCATTTCAATGCGCAACATGGCATTGCTAGTGCCAGATTTCTGCGCGTCAACCACAGCGTTGAAAATGTTTTTGTCAAATTCAGCCTGGCTCATGCCATTAGCCAATGCCCAATTGAGTGCTTCTGATGCCATATTTATCCCCTAAAGTTCCTTTGCAAGTACAGACCATTGTGGACTGTAACCTTCGTCTTTCAAAAATGTCTTTGCCCAGCCTCTTCGGCCTGCCAAAGTCGCCCTGGTGCAACCAACTGATTTGCCCCAGGATTCGATCAATGGTCTCATCCTTGAGAGTTCATCTAGGTCGCCACCAGCCAGAAAATAATGCAAATTCTTTAGCCTGGGATAGACAATGATCTCTGTCAATACCACCGAGTCCTTGGCCGGCCACAGCTGTAATCTGTGACCCTCAACCATCTCAGCGACATCGTCAAAATTGTGTGTGCCTCCACTGTATTCTAATGCCGCCTCCACATGGTGGCGCAGTCTTTCCAGTTGTTCTTGGTCGCTCATCGCTTCCCGCTGGCCACAGCATCAAGTCTCATCACCCCGACACGCCAGTCAGCCAAAGTGTTGCCAGTCACCCTCATGTTGACTTGCCGGCCAGAGAACCGGACAGAAGTCGGGTTGGCTGCCGTATATGGTCCAAATGTGGATTGTGTGCCAGTCGGGTAATTGCGGGTTTTGAATGAAACCACGGCCTCACCCAGCGTCTGCTCGTCTGGGACAACTTGGCGCACAGACATGATGTTGTCGCCATTGCCCAATTGGACTGGTCCAGACTCAGCGTAAAGGCTGGCGCTGTCATAGTTAAAGCCGACCTCATGCTCGTAGATGTAGCCAGTGCTTGAGACCATCAAAGGGTATGTGTAAACACCAGCGTCAACCCCAGCAGTTCGGGCCAATGTGCCGATGTTCCAGTGGTTTTCGCGGTAGTTGAAAGTGACATAGCTGTCATTCTCATTGCTGGCTGCACTTGGGTAAAACCACCAGATTTCACCAAATTTACTGACATGGACCGAATAAATCTTAGATGCTTGGGCAAAGTTGATATTGGTAAAAATGTAATCTGACACATCACTTGGCAGTGGTTTGACATAGCCGTCATATATCCAGAAGCCAGAATTGCTCATCCAAATGGCTGCCGTATCAATGGCCGCCACCGCTTGAGCCGAAATGAGACCGCAGCCGCTTGCAGCCTTCTCAAAGCCATAGACAAATGGAGCGCCAACATACTGGGCCGTGTGGACATCCACATCTGTAAACAGTAGGTTGACACCCTTGACTCGCTTGCCAGCGATCAGTGTGCCAGGGCTGGCCAAGTCATAGTCGCCTGCCAGATTGTCGCCTGCTGGTGTCCACTGGGTATTGTTCTCTTGGTCGCACCACTGCACCTTGCGTGGGTTTCCACCAGCGCCAAGGGCAAAGATAATGCGCTCTTGGGTGACTAAAACCGCCTTGTTGTTGACTGGGGCATTGGTAATTGCCGCTGCCTTGGTAGGCGTGGCAAAACCTAATTGCCACTCGTAAATCTTGCCATCGGTGCTAGAGCAAGCAATCAAATACTCGCCCCATGTATCAAGTGACCATGTGGTGGCTGCAATGGGTGTTCCAGTGTCAGGCCGTGCCACGCCATAGGCAAATGTGCCATAGGTGCTGTAACCATAGCCTGTCAGCACTGTGGAGCTGGCGTAGCCACTTGTAAAGCCTGTGGGCGTAATGTCTTTGAGTGTTCCAGCCTCGTTCATGGCGTAGAGCTTGGAATGCGTTCCAGCGCCAATGTATCGGTTGCCACTGTTATCGCGCCAAGTGATGATGCCTCGGCATGAGCCTGTCATCTGTGAGCTTGACCTGGTGCGCCATCCATTGATGGGGCGCAGTGTCCCCTCATACCAGCGAACTAGGTTTGCGTCATACCAGCGGCCTGCTGCCTGGTATTCAGTACCATTTCGGAAAACACCTGGGGGTAACTTTAAAGGTATGTACATGGCAGTATTTAGGTAATGTTTGAGACAAAGCTCATTGTCGCAATTACTGAGGCCGTTGAGGGGTAATTACCCGATGCTGGATAAGCCTGGATGCTGATTGCAGTATTGTCAGTCTCCCACCAAATCTCCACATAATCAGTTGCGTCTAAGCTCACAAAATAATTCCAGCCTGCAATTGAATGGCCATTGACACCGCCATGGCTGTTTGGCACTGAGATAAACCCAGTCGATCCAGTCACCACAGTCCCATTGATTTTGAGCCAGACCCTTACATCATGCAATTGGCTGTCAGTATTTTGAAACTGGCCAGACCATTGCAAATTCCAAATGCCAGCGTCAACCACTGTGATTCTTGAATTGCTGGCCACACTCACGCCATTGGCGTAATCGACAGTATTTAATGTCATGGCATAGGCCGTGTTGGCCGCTGCTGCTGTCTGGTCCACAGTGCTTTGAAAAGCCCCATAGGGGTTATTCATAAAGCGCCCACCCCGTGGACCAATCAAAGACCCCAGGACACTTGAAATTTTTCTAAAGTATGTATTTAAAGCGCCATTGTTTTCATTGAAATGCCTGCGCTCATACACCTCGGTGGGATAACCAAGGGGTGGAATTGAGGGATTTTCAAGCTGTTGTGTTTGGCTGGCCATGGGGTAATTATGTCAGGACAGACAGCGCATGGTTAATGTGTTTGATCCGGTCTTCCAGACCAATAAAGCCGCCATTGATCTTTTTGGTCATGGTCCGGTAGTCTTGGCTATCTGCATACTGGTTGAGCTTGTGGGTGTCCCAAAACCATCCGGCAGTAAGTGCTGCATACTGGGGCGTGGCCACCAGCTCTGGCTGCATGATCAAGTCCACACCCAGCGCCTGGCCAGCGTGGTGGTAGTTCGCAGACCCTGTTAGCTGGATGCAGCCACGGCCTTTGAAGCGCCAGCCATCACCACTGGCCTCATCCCGGTTTCCCATTCTGTTGCTGTAAACAGTGTTGGCGATCAGCTTGGGATTCCTGGCACACATTTGGGCCTTGGCAGCGTCAAAGCGCTTTGGCCAGAGCTTTTGCAATGCTTCAGCCCGGTAATTTAGATTCTCCTCAAGAATCTTGAAATTGCCACACTCATGGCCACACTGGCCAATAAAGGCAGCTTGGCGCAGGGGCGTTGAAATGTCAAAGCGCTGAAAAGTCTCATTAAGCGCATCGACCCACTCTGGGCCAATGTGCAGTTGCTGGAGCTGCTGACTATTGACCATTGACAATTCTCCTTACTTCTTCATAGGCGCTGACGCAGGCGTTGAGCTTGGTGATGGCTTTGTCTCCTTCGGCTGCGAGGTCGATAAGAGTTGCAATAGTCTGTCGCTCAAGTTCGCTTTCATCGGGCTGGCTGGGTTGTGGATTTCCAATGGCAATGGTGGCACTTGCATTGGCTTGTGGACAACTTGCGGTTGGGAGGCGCAGCCGGCCAGTCCTAGCAAGCTCATGCATAGCAGACTGTTTTTTCTTGACATCATCTTGGGCCTTTCTGAGTTTCGTTTCCTGGTCAATCAATTTACTGCCAAGCTCTGCCTCTTTGGCTCTGGCCTCATCATTCTTTTTGGCAATGGCAATCTTCATGTCATTGTCTCGCTCTAGCCACCCGTAGTGGTGGCCCACTCGGTATGTACCGAATAATGAGACCAAGACGCCAACAATGAGCCAGGGTAAGGGTATTGGTAACATCAATCAGTCTCCTGTCTGGCCGCTGCCAATTGCTCGCGCTCATGGTCATCCTCAAGATGCTCTGGTGGCGTTGTGGGTGGTGGACCAGGGGTCCAAGACTCGTCAAGCTCTGGGTTGGTCCACTTGGGCATAGCGCCAAATGGCTGGCTTGGGATGCCATTGGTGGTGGCGTTAAAGCCGTGATTGTTGCTGTAGCCATATTGGCCATAGCCGCCTTGCATTGGCTGACACATGGGCTGCATGGATTGCTGGCCACCAAAAGCCTTGGCGGCAGTCCCCACAGCCTTCTTACCCATAACCGCGCCAATGCCACCCACAATCAATAGAACGATATCGTTCAGCATCTTTGTATATGCCTGGTCAATGGGGGCCATTGATTTGATGGGCTGGGTGACAAAGGTCACTGAGTACAAAAGCGCCACCACAATGAAGCAGAGAATGCAAGTCACCGCAATGACCACAAAGCCCCAGACCCTGACCTCGATCTCTTCAGTTGTTAGGTTTAACTTCATCAACTTTTTTCTCCAGTATGGGTGCGACCAGATACTCTGGACATTGCTGAGTGAATAGACACTTTGGCTTCTGGCACTCTGGCGCATGGAAATGGTCAGGATTCTGGCACTTGTACCTGTAGCGATCTTCGCAGCCAGCCAGCAATAAAAGAAGCAATAGATATCTCATTTGCCTAATCCTATTCTACCCAGCAGTAAATTAACGATCCGGTCCGACAAGTCATCCGGCAAAAATTTGAGAAAGCCAAGGGCATATAAAGCCACACACCCGTAAACGAATATCTTGAGGCATAGGTCAAAGGTCTTCTGGTACTCATTCACCGACCGCACCTTCTTGTTGTGGCACAGAATTCCATCAGCTCATTGACTCCAATGAACACCAAAAACAGAACAAAAGCCACACCGCCAATGATCATGGCAATTTCATTCATTTCATCTTCTTTGGCTTTGGCTTCTTTTTCTGCCTTTTTTAAAGCGCTCAATTCTTTGGCATCAGCCAAGTCCATCTCGGCCTGCCTGGCTTTGATCTTGTTCCAGACATCGATCTTGCCTGTCTGCATGAAAAGCATTTTTAGCTCCTCCTCAAAGGCTCTGGCCTGCTCCAGTGCCATCTCAATCTGGAGAGCTGTCCCCATGTTGGACCCCTTGCCAGACTGCTTGGCTTGAAGCATGGCCTTGGTAGCAGTTGACTTGGCATCGAAAAGTTTGCCAATCATTGGCGCGAGTGAGCCAAGGTCTTGGGCAACACCTGCTGCCTTCTTGACCATTGAGATGGCTGACTGGATACCCGCTAAAGCGGTCATTGGATCGATGGGAATCATTTCTTTTCTACCTTTTTCCATTCAAGGCAAACAACCCTTCGATTGTAAACATCACCGGTCCATGTCCACCTGATGCATCGATATTCGGCAGCTGCTAATAAGACTAGAGCATAGATCACGGCCACATCAAAATGATGACAAAACTGCCCCAAATGACAAAGACAGTTATGCATACCGCAGCAATGATTGCTACGGCCCAGTCTTTCATAGCCCGAAAATCTTCTTGACGAATTCGGCAGCCACACCTGGTCCAAACAACACGGCAATGATTACCGCATAGAGAAGATATTCAATCTTCGTCATGCGCTTGTCCCCATCGCGCAATGACTTATCTATGTTGTTGTATCTCTCTAAACAGATTGCTTCATGCACGGCAAGCCTTTTATCAGTGTCTGCATCCATGATTCATTAAGGCGCATCTGGCCATGTGATGGTCCAAGGGAATCCAGACTGGGCAGTCACATCACGCAGCGCCTGGCGATAAGTTGCCCAGGCTGCATCCAATGTTGTTGCAGTCTCAGCAGCCTTGATGACGCGCCAGTCGCATTCGGCCAGCTTGGTGTCGCGTGTGGTGCGCACAGACTTGGCCTGTTCTGCATCTTTAGTGGCTTTATATGCAGCCTCATGTTCGGCAGCAGTCTTGGCTGGCTCTGTCTCAGTGGCAGCTGTATCGGTAAACACTGGGCCTAAGATGTGCTTTGTATACCACTTACCATCAATCTGCTCAACACCAGAGGCTTGAGAGTATTGGTAAACAGTACCGCCTGTAGCTTGTGGGCCTTCAAAGACTACATCAGCACCCAAAGCCGTTAAGACTTCAGTTGTTGTTGTTTCCCATGATGGGCCACCATTGGCTTTTGTGTATGCACGAAATTCTGCCTCGTACATTACTTGTCCTGATTGTGTTCGTATTTGCATTGTGATTCCTTATGCGATAGCCAAGAAGATGAATGTGCCACCACTTGCATTGATGGCGGCTGGCGCTGTTGAACTAATTTCAAACCCTGCGCTATAGGTGTCGATGTAATCGGTGTTTGTTACTTCAGCGGCTTGGCTGTTCAACAGTAAGTAAGGGTCATTACCACTTACGATTCCTCGTGCTGAGTCCCAAACATACCAAGCACCAGTTGCGTCTGTGCGCTTGATTAAGACAAACCTCGCCCCGCCTGTAAAGCCACAATCAATTTGAAGTGTAGTGCCTGTGCCTGTGTATGAGCCTACTTTGGAAACACCCGCACAAGTGGCAAAAAGGTAGGCAACGTACGTACTTGTGTCGTTATTTGCAACACCTGACGCAGTAAAAGTTGAGGTGCTAACCGCGCTAACGGAAGTGTAAGCTGTTGATGCGTTTGTTAAATTTAAATACAGCGTATTAGATGTGCCCGTAGTTGCCGAATACACAAGCCAATCATATCCGGGTCTTTCTCTGATAATCACTAGTTCTGGTGTTACTGTTAAATTGTGAGTAATCGTAAGTGTTGCGCTTCCGGGATTTACACCTTTATAGCAAACCTCATCAAAGAAGCTAGGGGCACGTGCAAATGTTTGGGTAACATAATTGGTTGAACCAAAGTTCCAACTTACATAAAATCCACCAGCGGCATTTTGAATAATTGACGTATCATTTATTGAAGTTATTCCATAACTACTAGCACTTTCTGCGTCTGTGCTGTAAGTTGGCAATTCAGATTTAAATCCTCTAAGTCTATCAACAACAGCGCAACCACCAGCACGATTAAACTGAAAAACTGCATCAGCGTTTGGCGCACTTGCACTTGTTAAAATTCTTCCAGCAGTACCATTGGCTGTGTATGTATAACCTTTATAAACACTAGTCCCACTCGTAGGCACTTTCATCGGGCCTCTGCGAATGGCTATGTAGATGAATGTGTCGCCATTGCCGTTTAGATTGCTGTTTGTTGTAGCAAGGCTAAATCCAGTTGCATTAGGAATTGGTGCAGGGTCATTTGCCGCTTCTGCATTTAAAGTGTTTGGCTCTAAAGAATTTCCACTTGCACCACCACTTGTAGGAACAGGCATACCCCTCATGTTGTCAAACATACGCCAATATCTACCTGCTGTACTAGCATTTTTAATTAACAACCATTGTGGCTCGTAGCCAAGCGTAATAGATGGGCCAGAAGTAGAACCATTGCCTGTATAACTCCCACACGAAATCACATTGTCTGTACCAGTTAGGCCAAAGCCTCCTGCGTTGTGGGCGAATAGGTAGGCTACATAATCTGAGCCAGCAGCATTTACTTCTGTTCTTCCACCCAAAACAGTAAATTGAGTTGATGTAGGAGACGTGTTATTCCAAGCGGCAAATCCACTAGCTGCTGCACCAGTTCCATTAAGTTTTATATACTGTGTGTTACCGAGACTTGTGTGATAAACAAACCAATCTTCAGCACCGCTAGTGCGCTTAACAATAATGCAACTTGGGACTGAACCAAGATTATGTGCAATATTTTGCGTTGATGAACTACCGCTATAAGTCACAACATCAAAGAACTTTGGTTGTTTGCGGAATGTCCATGAGGCGTAAGTTGAAGCAGATGCGTTGTAGTCTGGATTGTTGTTAATTAAGTTAAAGCCGTTACTGTTGAATGTTGGCTGACCATCGTTGTACTGAGCAATGGTGTCGTTTGTAGAAATATTTAAACCCGCACCACGGGAAGTATCTGTAAGGACATGGTATCCAGCATCGTTTCTTCTTTTTAACCAAACAAGTGCGCCTTTACCTGTAATGTCAATATTGTTAGTAATAGTCTGCGTAGAGCCGTTGCCTGTGTAAAGGTATGTGCTAAACACTTCCTCAATGTAATTAGGCACAACAGGAACACCACCACCAAAGGCATCGTAACTAGCCGCACCAGAAGTTGCTTGTAATGGCATGGTTTAAGCCTTAAATTGTGTGTTGCTTGCCAAGACTGTAAAAGTCGCACTACCTGTTTTGATAATCAAATAACGATAGCTATCAATACCACTAGCATTACCCGCAGTAGGCGCACCACCTAGCCACCTAGTTGTTACTCCAGATGTAGTGCCATCAACTTGCACAGCAGAGTTGTAGTAAGCAGTAGAACCTTGAGTCACCAAGAAAGCCACAGTCATTGATTGACCTGTACTCATCAAAGTGTTTAATGAAGTACCGCTAGAGCCTCTGAAGTTAACAGTCCAGTTAGCTGATGCGTTGCTTGTGTAGTACAGAACAGACTGAGTGGTAATGTCGTAGTTGATTGTGCCTGTAGCCGCAGTTGCTGATACTGTTACCACCTCTGCTGCATCGTTTAGGACAATTGCAGTTTTGCTGCTAGAGCCAGAAAAGGTGTTTGTGCCTGTAAATGTTTGATCTGCTGACAGCACAGCATCACCAGCAGCTGGGGCTGCAAAACCTAATGTGCCAGAGCCGTTTGTCTTCAAGACAAAATTGGCCGTGCTATCAGTTGTGGGCAATGTGAATGCCGTGACAAAGCTCTGCAAGTTGGAGTCATAGGCCAGCACATCAGTGCCAATGGCCAAG